AGAATCGACGTGAAGGTCGTCGACCACGGGTCACAACACGGTGCCGTGATCCGTGGCGGTGCTCCCCTAATCCAGGGCCCTGCTCACCCGAACCTGTTGCGCGGACGGAACCGTCACTTCGGCGCGAAGCTCGCCGATCCGGGTCTTGCCTTTCGCGAGGCCGTCGAGCAGGCGGTCGGCGAGCGTCTCGGGACACCCCCGGCAGAGTAGATTGGCGAACAAGCGAGCCCCGGCGGGACTACCGATCACCGCCGGGGCTCGCTCCAACCCTAACAAGCGCGAACACCTCTAGGGCGCGCTGATCGTGTGAATCTGGGCCAGCTCGGCGAGGGCCTGGTCACGCTCCGCGGTGACCGCGGTGAGGGCCATCTCCAGCTCCTCGCAGTCGGGCACCGGCACCGGGTCCACGTCGCCCTCGGACACCCACTCGTCGGTCGCACCGTAGCCCGTCCACTCGCGCCATTGGGCCAGGTCGTTCGTGTTGCCCGTGCCCGAGAGGACCGCGATGGCCGGCGTGTTCTCGGGATCGAAGACGACGGTGTTGCCGTCGACCTCGGTGAAGGCGTCGTGGTAGGTGTCGGCCACGGCCCCGCCGATGATGTAGGCGGAGTGCTGGCGGTAGTCCGACTCCGACGTGCCGGGCTTCAGGCCGATCCAGTTCCCGATGAAGCGGTTCCCCGCCATCGCGCCCTCGTAGGACCCGCCGCTGGTGATCTGGAGCACGAAGTCATCGAGCGAGTGGAAGCGGTTGCCCTCGACCAGCATGCCGTTGCCGGCCCGGACGTAGAGGCCCTGGCAGGAGGTCTCCTCCTCGCCGTGCCCGGCCGCGTTCCCGTAGGCGTCGCCGTTGCGCAGGACCCAGCCGGTGCCGACCTCGGTGGGAGTGCTCGTGCCGGTCTCCAGGATGTTCACCGAGTCGCTGGCCTTCCAGTCCTCGATGATCGCGGCGTCGCAGGCCCCGTACCACTCAAACGCCGACCCGTCCCAGTTCCAGCCGACGTCGCTGTTCGTCCTGGCGCGGGCCTTGAGAATGACCGGCCGGATGAGCGTGATCGTGCCGTGGCCCTTGGACTTGTAGACCACGAACGCATTGCCGCCCGTCACCGCGAGCGTGCCGTCGTCGATCAGCATGCGGTCGGCCGACATGGTCACGTCGGTCAGGGTGTGGCCGCCGGACTTGTCGGCCTTGAAGCATTGCGCGGCGCCCTCGATCCACAGGCGCTCGGCGGTCACGCGGTCGGACTCGTATGCCCGCACGCCGTAGCCCTCGTTGTCCTCGATGACAAGGTCGGCCAGGTGGACGTCGTGCGCCGTCGCGAGCGACAGGCCCGAGCAGTTGTCCTTCTTGGGATCGTCGGTGCGGGCGCCGCGGATCGTGAAGCCCGCCGCCGAGCTGCCGTCGACCTGGAGCTCGAGGACCTTGCTGCCGCCCTCGATGGCGCCCGTGCCCACGATGTGGAGTTGCTTGCCGGCCTTCACGGGTCCGGCGTATGTCGCACTTCCGATATCCAGGGTGTCTCCCGAATTGCACTCGGAGTCGATGACGCCCTGGAGCGGGCGGCCGTTCGCCTTGATCGTTGCCATGTCGTTCCCCTCTATGACCCGGGCGACTCGGCAAGGAGCCACGCCCGCCACTCTGCGTTGTTGGCCGCCAGCGCCTCGGCCACGGCCTCCTCGACGTTGCCTGCCGGCGCCGGCACGCTGTAGGTGCGCACAGCGTCGGCGGCCAGGTAGACCACGCTCGGCCTGATGCTCCCGTCCCCGTACAAATTGCCCGTGTTGACGATCACGGCGCGGCTGCCGCCCGCGGGCTTCTCGCCGATGGGATTGCCGACGAAGACCACGGTGGCCGCCTGGCTGAACGAGCCGCCCCGCTCGGCGAGGTTGGCGTCCTTGAACCAGTCGAGGCCCGCGGGCACGTCGGCCCGGATGGTCGAGCTGATCCCCGCCGCTGCTGACATCGCCACGTCATCCGCCTCCTGCGTTGGCGGGTGCGCCGCCGTCCTCGCGTAGTTGATGCTGGGCTTGAGCCGCTCGGCCCACTCGCGCAGCTCGGCCTCGGTCACCCACTCGGGGCCGGTCGACAGCGGGTCGGCCATGAGCCACGCGCCGTCGTCGCGGGTCTCGGGGAAGATGGCGATGGCGTGGGCACCGTCGAACGTGGCGCTGCCCGGGACGTTGCCCTCGCCCGTCAGGAGCAGCGCCCGCCCCGCCTCGCGGTCGGCCCTCGCCGCAGCCCAGCCGTCGCCCGAGCGGATGTCGAGGTCCTGGCCGTAGTGCTCCCACGCCTTCTCGACGTCCCAGAGATCGGTGCCGCCGGTCATGTCGGGCTGCCCGGGCGCATGGCGCAGATCGCCCGCCCAGACGTCGACGTCGCCCAGGGTGTGGAAGTCGAGCGTCATGGAGCCCGACGCCATCGTGCAATTGCTCCAGCCGTGGTCATGGCCCGCGTTGGACGACTCGCCGCCGCCTGGCTCGTGCGGGTCGATGTCGGGGTTCTGCTGCTTGTGGCGCGGGCGGTACCAGTCGGGCGTCGACTCGATGGCCGGTGGTGCGCCACCCTGGTCACGTCTCGGGATGCGGTCGGGCCGCGGCAGTCGGATGCGGTCGGGATGGCGCCAGCGCCTCGGCATCAGGGCACGGCCGCGACGTAGAACTGCGTCACGATGACCAGCCCGTTACCGCCGTTGGAGCCGTCGCGAGCGGCGGTACTGGCAGACGCCGACGCGGGCGGGCCGCCGAGACCGAACGAGCCTGTGGGCAGGAGGTTGCCGGTATTGCCGAAGAACGTCGGAACGAACGGGCTGGTCAGGGTCGTGCCGCCGCCCCAGCCCACCCCCGTCGCCACTGTGCCCGCGAGCTTGTGACTCGATCCGCCGCCGCCATTGAAGCCGTAACTGCCGCCCGTATTGCCGCCGCCCGCGCCGGGTCGTGAATAGAAATTCGACGTGACCGCACCGGCGAAGCCGCCGCCACCGCCCATCCCCGTGACCACCACCGCGCCCGCCGTGAAGACCGAATCACCGCCGACAGCACCGGCCGCCCCGGCTACGCCGCCCGCGCCGCCCGCGCCGACCGTCACGGTGCAGGACGCCGGGAGTGCGGCGGCTGCCAGCCAGATCGCCGCATAGCCGCCACCGCCACCGCCACCGCCGCAGCATTCCTGGTTCGAAATCGTCGCGGGAGTCCCGCCGCCACCGCCGCCCGCGCCGAGAACTTCGACCAGCACATACGCAAGCAGAGGCGCCGCCACGGGTTTGACGTAGGTTCCCGAGCCGCTGAACACCTGGGCGACCGGGACCTTGGAGGCTCCCCCGGCCGCGATGACCGCGGCAAAGTTCGCGTTCAGGTCGCCCGCCGTCAGGCGTTCGTACGGAATCCAGGTCTTCAGCGGCACGTCAGATGTCCTCCGTCACGGCGTCGACCTCGATGGTGTCGGGTGCCAGCGACACGGACAGGCCGAGCACCCGCACGAGCCGGTCGATCGGTGGCACGGTGTCGGTCGCCACAACCCGCCAGCGGTCGCCCCACTCGGCGCAGACGATCGGCACAACTTGTGCCGGGCCAACCGGGATGATCGTGCCCAGTGCCGTGATCGGCCTGGGTTCCACGAGCTTGCCCAGGATGAAGTAGCCCCAGTCCTGCGATGCGGTCGCGTTGCCTGGCGGGACGAACGCCAGTTCATCGTCGGACGATTGCACCGTGCGCTCGTTGTGGCGTGCCTCGGCGCCCGAGACGACGTAGACGTGGGTGATCGGACCCGCGATGAGCACCCGGTTGCGCACCCGGCCACGCGGGAACACCGTGGTCAGGCTGATGAGCCCGGCCCCGCCGCAGTTGATCGTCGCTGTCGGCGCGCCCGGCGCAGGCTCCGTCCTGCCCACCCACCCGATCTTGCCGTCGCGGGCGCCGTACAGCGCGCCGAGTTCGACCAACCGGATGCTGTTGAGGACTTCCAGCGCCGAGCCGCCGATGGTGACCGCGGAGCGGGTGGCGGCGGTCGTGCCGGTGAAGCTGCGCAGGTCGGCGGGCCAGCCCGCGAGGTCCAGAACGGCGTTCGCCTGGACCGCCGTGGTGCCCGCGCCAAGGGCGGTGTTATCGGGGATGACGCGGCTCGCGAGGGTGCCGATCGCGTCGATGGCCGACAGCGTGGACGTGCGTTCGCCAAGGTCCGATTCCCACGCGTCGAGCGTGCCCGTCCAGGCTGATACGCCCTCCACGGTCACCCGCATGGCCATGCCGATGCGCACTTCCCGGTAGATGGGTGACCCCTCGTTGCTGGGATCGAACTGGCGGTCCGGGTCGTAGATCGACACCCGCATGCGCCCGGCATCGACGGTGGTGAGCGGACCCAGCGGCGTCGTGGCGCCGCGTGACCAGTCCGCGCTCAGGACATCGCACGTGATCTCGTCCCAATGCGAGGCGGGTGGGCTGAGTTCGGAGCCCGGGTTGGCGTCGAGCAGGTCGCGATCGAGGATGAAGGGCTGGCTTTCGAGGTCCGCCCACAGCCGTACCTCGGCACCGCGGATTGTGGTCACTGGACGGACCTGTCAAGCGAGCGCACGAACGCCGCATTGCCGCCGTTGTTGCCGGCCCAGCGGCGGATGGCGCGCATGACGGCCTCGGGGTCGGCGCCGGTGTTGATGACGATGCTGGTGCCACCCTGCGAAGCGCCGGCGCTCCTGGCCGTCCTGCCGCGGACGGTGGGCGCGGGCACGGCGCCGGGCGGGGCAACCGAGAAGGGCAGGCTCGGCAGTTTGGGCAGGTTGCCGATGGCGTCGCCGATGCCCCTGAGAGCGCTGGAGATGCCGTTGACGATGCCGTCAATGAAGTTCTTGAGGCCGGCGAACGCGTTCTCGATGGCCTTGATGACGCCCTCAACGACCTTCTGGACCGTCTTGAAGGCGGCCGTGACCACGTTGCGGAACGTCTCGGAGTTGGCCCACGCCAGGGCGAGGATGGCGATGAGCGCCGTGATGGCGATGACCACGAGGCCGATGGGGTTGGCGTTCAGGGCGGCGTTCAGGAGCCACTGGACGGCGGTCCAGGCCGTGGTCGCGATCTTGACCGCGATCTGGATGGCCTCGAATGCCTTCATGGCGATGTTGGCGGCGAGGATGCCGCCGGCGAGGACGCCGACCACGACGGCCAGCGCCTTCACGAGGCCCGCGTTCTGCGTGAGGAACTGGGCGACCTGCGTGAGGATGCCGGTGAGTTCCTGGAGGATCGGGAGGAAGGCAGTTCCTATCGTCTCGCCGAGTTCCCCGAAAGCGTCCGCGGATATCTCGAGCTGGCCCTGCGTGGACTGGGCATAGAGGTCCGCCTGGCCCGCCGCGGCCTTCTGGGCGGCGGCGATGGTGTCGGTCGCCGTGGCGCCCTTCTCGAGGCCCGGGATGAGTTTGCGCAGGGCGCCGTCGGACCCGGCCGTCGCCTTCGCCAGGGCGTCGGCGGCGGTGGTGAGGTCCACCCCGGCGAAGCGCGCGATGTCCTGCGCCGTCGCGAGCAGCTCGGTCGACTTGGTGACGTCGCCGGTGGCGGTGACGAGCGCCGCCAGCGCCTCGCGACTCTGGCTGTCGCTGAATGCCTTCGCCTGGCCGGCGACGATGGCCGCTTCGACCTGGGCGGTGGATTCGGCGGTCGCTGCGCCGGCTGCCCGGATGGTCTGCTCCAGCTTGGCCGCCTCGGCCTGGTCATCGGCGGCCGCTTTCGCCATCGCCGTCAGGGCGGTGACGGCACCCAGCGCCGGCAGGGCCATCGAGCCGATGGCGCCGCCCACCTTATCGGCGGTGGAACTGACCTCGCCGAGGCCCTTCTGCGCGTCCGCGACGTCCGCGATGACCTTGATGGCGAGGATTGCCGCGGAGCCGCCGGGCACGTCAGCGCTTCTTGGTCAGGATGGCGATGGCGGTGGCGAGCGTGGCGTCGTCCTCGTCCCACCAGTCCCGGGGCGAGGTCTGGGCGGCGAGGGCAATCTCGACGATCATCCGGGCACGAGACCCGCGAGGGTAGGGTCCACGGCCGCCAGTCCGTTCCCCGTGCTGTCGCCGGCCGCCTTGACCTGGAGGCAGCGCCGCTCGCTGAATTCCTCCCACGTCCACTCGCGCGGAATCTGGCCCTCGCGCCGCAGGGCCGACCACGACACGAACGTCAGCCACGTGAAGGGCTGCGCCTGGATGGCGCCCCAGCCGTGCTTCGCGGCCGTCCGGTCCCAGTTCAGGTAATCGGCGTTCAGGACGCGGACGGTGAGCAGGCGGCCGTCGTCGAGGACGACCGTCACCAGCGGCGTGTCGAGTGCGACCTCGTCGGCCATCACATGCCCCTCACCTTCGCCAGGATGGCCTCGACCGCGGCCTCGTACGCCGCGCGCCACTGCGGCTCGGTCTCGCGGGCGGCGGGCACGAGGTACGGCTGGCCCGGGATGTTGTGGCGCGGCCAGCCGAATTCCTGAACCGCCGCATACGGGATGCGCGCCCCGCCGGCCCGAACGACGGCGCCCGTCTTGGTGCCGCTGCCCCGGATGGACGCCGACAGCCGTCCCGTCCGCATGGGCGCCATGCCCTGGGCCGCGGTGGCGACCGTGCGGGCTGCGTCGGCGTGGGCGACCTTGAGGTCGGCGAGGTCATCGCCCGCCGCCTTCAGCGTGCGGCGAAGTTCCTTCGCGCCCTCGATTTCGGCGATGGCTGCCACTAGGCCGCCTCTTCCTCTTCGGTCGCCATGAGGGCCTCGTCCTCGACCGACGGCGCGCCGATGGTCGGGGTGCCGACGATGGCCCACTCGAGGTCGGACTGCATGTTCGCGCCGGCCTCGTCGCCGCCGACCGAGATGGGGTCGACGATGAGCGTGCCCTGGACCATCTTGGCCGCGGCCGTGTTGGGCGTGAACTTGAACGGCTGCTGGGTGCCCTTGTTCGTCCAGGAGTACTCGACGATGCCGGGACCCGGCGTCAGGCCGAGGTCCGAGAAGATGGTGGCCGTGAGGCTGGCGGTGTAGGTGCGGGCGCCGGGCACGACCTCGCCGCAGAGGACGGTGGACGTATCGCCCTCGTCCACGGCCCATTCCACTCTTGCGGCAGTGACCTGGCAGGTGAAGTCGACCGGCGTGCCGGTGGCGCCCACCGACAGGAGGCCGGGGCCGAGCTTGACGATCTTGGCGGGCATGGCTGGGACCTCCTAGTCGAAGACGCTGTAACGCAGGACGGGAATGGCGTCACCCGACGGGAACGAGAGGAGGAACGGCTCCCACCGTTCAACCGTCAGGGTGACGTCGTGGAGGGCGCGGCTGATGGGCAGGACCAGCGGGTCCGCCGCGTCGGCCGGCGCGTTGAGGTCGCCCGCGGGCAGGACGACGTAGACGTACCAGTTCACCGTCACCGCGTCGCAGCCGTTGAGGGTCACGCTGTCGCGCCAGACCGGCCACGCCTGGCCCGCCGCCTTGGTGGGCGGCTCGAGGGCCGCGCCCGTGATGCCGGGCACGGTCGAGAGGGCGGTGGCGATCTGGTCGCGGGTGACCATCAGACCGGGGCGGGCTCGGGCGTGGGCTCCGGGTCCGGCGTCGGCTCGGGCTCGGGCTGCGGGTCCTTGGGCTCGGTCACGGCGACTCCTCCTATGCGATGACGGGGCTTATGTAGGGCGCCTCGAGGCGCTCGACCTCGGACTCCCAGCGGGACAAGCGGACGGTGCCGAATTCGGCGTCGGCGGCGAGGATGCCGAGAGGGATGTTCTTGGCCGCGGCGTGGCGGGCGCAGCGGCGGTAGAAGGCGGCCAGCGCGTCGGCTGGGAGCTCGGCGGCGCCCCAGTCGAGACGTCGCTGCGACGCCTGCTCGGCGGCCGCGATGATGAGCAGCTCGGCGTCGGGCAGGATCGTGGCCGGCACCTTGAGCCAGGTGCGCAGCTCGGCGAGAGTCGGATAGCCGCCGGCGGGCTGGTAGCTCATAGGAGCGAGTCCTCGATATCGTCGAACTGGTCCAGCAGCGTGCGGATCAGGCCGTTGACCTGCTTCGTCAGCGCCTCGATCTGGGCGATGTTCTGCGCGTTCGTCGGCGGGTCGAGAGCCAGAAAGTCCTTGTTCCGCTCCAGGGATGCGCTCGCCTGACGCCGCACTTCATCGATGTTCTGGCCCGTCTCCCACGCTTCGTGTGCCGCAGTCTCCTCGGGCGTGGCCGGGCGCTGCTCGTCGGGCGGACCCGCCGCGCTGTAGTGGCGGTACTCCACCACGCCCGCGATGCGCTCCAGTTCGACGCGTTCGACCAGCGCGCCCTCGGCGTCGAACGAGTCGATACGCTGGATCGTTTCTGCCATCGCTAGCCGCCGGTGCTGTTGCGGGCGTACAGGCCGGAGAGGTAGTACGGCCCCGCGCCGTAGGTGGGCGTCGTCCAGGGGATCGTGGTGCCGTCGGCGGGCAGCGCGGCGTACGTGAATGCCCGGTACCACTCGTACGGGACGTTGTTCGCGCCGAGGCCCGTGCCCGCTCCGGCCGCCATGTTCTGCACGTTCGCCACCCGTATCGTGCAGTTCACGTTGTCCACGAGGCACGCGATATAGCGGCCCGCCGGCAGGGCGAGCGCGGTGATCGACTTCGTCTTCACGCCTGCCGTCGAAACGTCGAAGGTGCCGAAGTCCTGAACGAGCGTTGTGGGCTGCCACTTGAGATCGGCGTTGTACAGCCCTGCCCGCATGAGCCCCGCCCCGAGTGTCGTCACCTCGATGGCGAGCGTGTCGAATGTCCAGGCGTTGGTGAGGTACCACGGGTAGTAGTTCATGAAGTTCGCGTTCATGGCCTTGGTAACCGAGCCGAAGATCATGTTGCCCGGGATGTACCACCAGGCCGTACCCGTCCCGTAGGCGTGCCCGGGATCGGGGATCGCCGTGCCGCCCGTGGGCGCAGCGAAGGCCGCCGCGGTGGCGCTGGTGGCCGTCAGGACGTGCCCTGTCGTGAGGCCCGACATGGTGTGGTCGGCGCCCGTGATGACGTGCGCCTGGGTGTGGTGCTGGTCGGCCGTGACGCCCGACAGCGCGGTGTGCGCAACCTGGCCGCCCTGGAGGCCGGTGCTGGCATGGCTGTGGTCGGCCGACTCGAGGCGGTAGCCCGTGTGCGGGTCTGCCGCGGCGGCGTGGGTCGTAAGGGCGCCCGATGCCGTCGCCTCGGCTGCCGCCTGCGTCGCCGCGTGGGTGGAGCCCGAGTGACTGGCGTCAATGGTCGGCGATGCCCACGAGCCGCCGAGCTCGCCGCCGGGCGTGGTGCCCACCACGATCTCGGCCGATAGCCCGCCCTGGGCCGTCCCCACGAGGTAATCCGCGGTGGTCGGGGCACCACCGCCACTCGGTGCCGCAAAGGCCGCTGTGGTGGCGCTCTGGGCCGTCAGGACGTGCCCTGTCGTGAGGCCGGCGTAGGTGTGATCCGCGCCGGTGCCCGAGTGGGCCTGGTTGTGGTGCGCGGATCCGGAGTGGGTGGCGTCGACGGTCGGGCTGGCCCATGTCCCGCCGAGTTCGCCGCCCGGCGTGGCACCGACGACGATCTCGGCGGAGAGGGTGGGATCGGCCGTGGCGACAAGGTAGGTCGCGCCGGTCGGGGCGCCGCCGCCGGCCATCGTGGTGTCGGCCAGGGTGCGCGTGAACGCCGTGCCATCGGCCGTCTTGCCCTTGACCATGACCTTTGGTGCGCCGTTGGTCTGGTCGAACCAGAACGCCACTTCGCCTGCGTTCAGGTCCGAATCGGCGGGTGCCGCGTTCTGGCCGGTGATGACGGCACCCGTCGCGAGGACCTTGAAGTCGCTGCCGTAGGCGAGGCGGTTGAAGTCGAAGTCGAGCCCGATCTCGCCGGTCTTGAGGTCGCCCGCGGACCACGACTGGAGCTTCATCTCCCAGAGCGTCGAGTCCGAGTTCAGGACCGCCACCTGGTTCTCGTGGTAATCCCGCAGCAGGACATGCCAATAGGACGGCGTGAGGAAGCCGACGCCGCCCTCCTGGCGGTACGCCTCAGAGCCGTCCTGGCGCCACGTTCCCGACATGGCCTGCCCGCTGTCGGCGGTGAACTCGGCCGACATGACGGGCGAGCCCGACCAGAAGTGGCCGACGGCGTCCTGGCTGACCCAGACCGGCGCGGCCTCGGTGCCGGTGTTGAACCACCAGACCGAGAAGTTCTGGTCGAAGTACGCCTGGACGATGGGGCTGCCGAGGACGGCCGGGGTGCCGTCGTTGTAGCCGCTGATCTGGACGTTGGGCGACGCGCCGCCGGTCAGGGCCACGCTGGTGGCGGTCGGCGTGGCCTGGTTGGTCCCGGCCAGGGTGCCCCTGAATTCGCCGTACAGGATGTACTCAGGCAGGTCGTCGTTGGTGACGGTGACCTTGCCCGCGCCGATGGTCGAGAGGGCTTCCATTGCCGCCTGGACGGTGGCGCCGCTCGCGTTGTACGGGATGGCGGCCGTCTGCTGGCCGCCGAACGTGATCTTGAACGTGCCGCCGGTCGGGTGGCCGTTGATCGCGATGCGGAAGGCCTCGCTGGTGACGTAGGGCAGCCCTGTCGAGGCGGTCGTGAAGTCCGACGAGCCGCCGCCGGTGCCGTCCGCGCCGGGCACGCCCTGCGGCCCCTGGATGCCCTGCGGACCCTGCGGCCCGGTGGGTCCGGGCACACCCTGGGGACCCTGGGGACCGGGCACCGTCGAGGCTGCGCCGGTCGCACCCTGCGGTCCCGTCGAGCCCTGCGGACCCGGTGGACCCGGGACGGTGGAGGCGGCCCCTGTTGGACCCTGCGGACCGGGTGGACCCTGCGGCCCGGGCGGCCCGCCGGCCTGCTCGATGTCGATGAAGACGGGCGGCGTCTCGAGAACAACGTCGACGAATGTGCTCACGCCGTGACGTCGTCCTGGACGCTGACGCCGCCCGCGAGCAGGGTGTAGATGCGACCGTCGGCGAAGGTGAGCTGGAGGTCCCAGCGGCTGGGATTGAGCACGCCATCCCATGACGAGGCGGCGAGTTCGACCTCGATGATGTTGGGCAGCGTGATCGCGCAATCGAGCGGGATCACGCCGCCTGCGATGCCCGCGACGGCGCCTGCTGCCGTGACGCCGGTGAGGTCGCCGGGCTGGGTGTGCGCGTCATCGGACCAGACGCGAACGGTCCAGGCGTAGGAGTCACCCCGGTAGAGGCGCAGATCGAGCGTGCCGGGGTGACCGCCCATGTCAGGCTGCCGCGGTCTCGGCGAGGGCGAGTGGATCGGTGATGGCCGACTTGAATCGGCCCTCTGCAAGGATCACGAGGACGTTGCTGATGAACAGCGACGCGTGGCTGTCGGTCACGAACACGTCCGAGACGCCGCGGTCGAAGAGGGTAACGCCCTCCTTGAAGTCGCCCACGATGGCGACGCCGGCGGTGAGGCCGGGCACGGCGACCGGGGTCAGGCCCCAGAACTTGTCGCTCCGCTCGGCGCCCTTCGCGCCCGCCGTGGCGACGTTGATGTCGACGGCCGCATAGTCGGCCGGATTCAGGGCGACGGCGTTGGGGTTGTAGCCCTGGGCCTCGACGAGGGCGATGCCCTTGCGGATGGCCTTGCTCATGTCGGCGTCGACCGCGCTCTGGAGGGTCGCGCCGTTGAGCAGGGTCACGAGGTCGGCCTGGACCTTTCGGGCGAGGCCGTTGCGCAGCTTGCCCTCGATGAGGCTGCGGATGTAGGGCGCGTCGGCGAGGGCCTGGCGGGTGATCTGGACCCAGTGCGCGATGGTGTCGAGGGTCGCGGTCTTGGGCGTGAAGGTGAGCGTGGCCTCGGGCTTGGCCGCGCCTTCCGCGACCACCGCGGCCACCGGGTCGGCCCCGGTCTCAACCCATTCCACGACGCCCGAGGAGACCCGGACGTGGCTGACGACGTCGAGCAGCGGCATCGCCGGCTGGCGGATCTCGTTCGACCAGACGAAGGGCTGGATCGCAAGGGCGGTCGAGAGGATGACCGCGCGCTGTTCGAAGCCGAGGAAGTCCGACACCTCGACGGGTGCCATCTGGCCGCGGCCGCCGAAGCCCTGGTACTGCGTGGACTCGACGACGAGCTGGCCGGCGGAGCGCTGCTCCTGCTGGCGGCCGGGCGCCGTCCGCGCGGGCTCGGAGCGCTCGCGGGTGGTCTCGATCTTGGTCTGGAGGTCGGCGAAGGCGCGCGCGCTGGACGCCTGGGCCTCGTGCTCGGTGAGGAGCCCGTCGATCTGGACGCAGCGCTCCTGGAGTCGCGCAATTTCGGAGCGCTCGCCGTCGGTGATGTCGCGCTCTTCGGCCGCGGCGCGGTCGCGCAGGCCGGTCATGACGCCCGTGAGGCTGGTCCTCTCGTCGAGGAGCCGGTCGAGGTACTGCACTGGGATCGCCCTCCTGGACACACGTGGATACACACCGTCCGGTGTTTCCTCGTGTATCTGCCTTGCGGGCGAGACCGGAGCGCTCCGGTGTGTTTCCGCGTTGCAGGCGGGTAGGGCGAGCGGACTAGGCCACGAAGTGTACGCCCAGTTAAGAAGCCCTTACAATACTTGACAGTCTGGACGCTAGCGTCTATTGTATGGACATGAACAACACCGAAAGCACCTACTGCATCGCCAGCAACGGCGCCATCCACGTCGACGGCTGCGTACACGCGAACCGTGTGCGCATCCTGTCGGGCGGTTACGCCACCGTCGACGACGCCCGCCTCGTCGCCCAGATGGACTTTGAGCGGCCCGGTCAGGTGCGCGTCGCGCCCTGCGCGAAGAAGCCCGCGGCCCAGCAATGAGAACCCACCCCGCCGAAAGGCTCACGTCGACTCGGCTCACTGCTGCGTTGCCGGGTGGACCGGCCGCGAGGCCAGTATGACCCTCATCGAAGCCGCCGCCCTGCTGGACATGCAGCCGGGCACCCTGCGCCAGCAGATCCACAACGGTCGCCTGCGGGCCACCAAGGTCGGCCGCGACTGGCAGGTCAGCCGGCGCGAGGTCGACCGCTACCGCGCCCAGTCGCGCCGCCCGGGAGAGTTGGAGCGATTTCGCGCAGCTAGCCCCGCCGAAATTGCCGCAGATCAGGCAGCGGGGCACGGTTGACCTCCGGCACCGGGTGGGCGTCGAGCCAGGCGGCGAGGTCGGCGGCGGCGAAGGTCGGGGCGCGGACCTCGAGGACCCGCGCGCCGTCATAGGCGCCCGAGGGCAGGATGGTCACCTCGCCCACCTCGGCCTCGACGATCTCGCGGGCGCCGTCGCTGCCGCGGCGGTCCTTGACGGCCCGGAAGCCGATGCTGAACGAGTCGAGCAGGCCCTCGCGGACCTCCTCCAGGGTCTGGTCGCCGGCCGGGGTCCTCGCGATGTGCCACTCGGTCCAGAGGCCGTCCGGATGGCGGGCGTCGATGCGCAGCGGCCGCCCGACCGGGATCATGTCGTGGCCGTGGTTGCCGCGGTAGAGCTTGAGGCGGTCGCCGCGGGCCTTGACCGAGCGGGTGAGCGAGCCCGGGAGGAAACGCTCACCCGCTGGGTCCGGGGCAAGTCGTGAAGTCTCGTTCCACGGCACCGCGAGGCCGCCCACGATGCGCTCGTCGGTGCTGACGGCGCGCTGCCAGTCGATGGGGAACGTCAGGGTCGTGGACTCGGTCATGCCGTCAACTCCGTCTCAAGGGGCGGCAGGTCCTCGGTGACCCGGACCTCCTCGGGTGTCTTCCAGCCGGCCTGGATGGCGAGCGAGTGGGCTTCGTAGCGATCCTTCGTTGTCCCGCGGAGCAGGGCGTCCAGCGCGACCTTGAGTTCCACGCCGCGCGGGAACTGGGCGTCGAGCACGGCCTCGATGCGGCTCGTCCAGGGCAGGTAGGTGAAGATCACGAGGTCCTGGCGGCGCGTCTCGAGGTTGGCGTAGGTGTTGCTGGGATCCGAGGCGCCGATGAAGTAGCCGGGCACCCCGAAGGCGTTGCTGATT